GACCAAAATATCTTAATAGGAACAGACGGAGTACCTAACGGTACAAGTATTTATGGTAGTGCTTTTATTGATGATACAGATGATGCTAATGTATTAAGGATGGCAAGTAGTGCGTCAGGTCCTAAAACATTAATACAATTTTTTAATCCGAATGGTACGGTTGGTAGTATTGCAACAAATGCTTCTGCAACGGCTTACAATACATCTTCTGACTATCGCTTAAAAGAAAACGTAGTTGAAATGACTGGAGCGCTAGATAGAGTAGACCAACTCAAGCCTAGTCGATTCAATTTTAAGGCCGACCCTAACACAACGGTAGACGGATTCTTAGCTCACGAAGTAGAGAATATTATTCCGGAGGCTATCACCGGAGAAAAAGATGCCGTAGATGACGAAGGAAGCCCAATTTATCAAGGTATCGACCAGAGTAAAATAGTACCCTTATTAGTCGGCGCTATTAAAGAATTAAGAGCAGAGATAGAGGAATTGAAAGCACAACTTTCATAAATGGCAAAAATACAGTAACTTTGTAAAAAATTGTAACGATGGACTTACGCTCAAATCAAATTAAAGATACATACGGCAACCTGCTAACCGTAGGAACGTCGGCGGGTTCGCCAACAACTGGTACTGTTGAGAATGGGCAGGGTTCCGATATTACTGATTTAACAGTAAATGGCACTTTAAATGCTACCACAATTAATGGAGCAATTACAGGTACACTTTCTGATGGTAATACAAGTTCTTCGGTTGATTATAATTCAGAAACAATAACAGTGCAAGGCACTGAAAATCAGACAGATGTTTCATTAAGTGGGCAAGCATTTACTGTTGCTTCAGCGTACAATCAACAGAACCCAAATATTCGGGTAAATATGTTTACCCCAACAAGTTTGACTAACAGTACAAATAATTATGTTGGTTTTAGTGGTTCTTTAAAAGGACCAAATAATGCTACTACAACTTATGAACTTGTGAATAGTGGGCAAGCAACAAGCACTGGTGCAAGGGTTCATGTAAAAGAACCTGGACAGTATCTTTTTAATGTATATGCAAAGCTAAACGGTTTAGGTAATGGCACGGAAGTTTTTATAAATATTACTGAATCCACATCAAGCAGTGGAACAATGAGTTCGGCAAAAGGCATTGTGCAACACATTTACAGCCATAATGCAATGACCGCAATAGCTACTGGTACTATATTTTTGTACAACAACAATACAAACAATTATTATAGTTTTTATATAAACCCGTCATCGAATACACCAACATTAGAATTTGCTGAATTACAAATAATAAGATTAAGCCCAGTATAATATGAATTACGAATGGAAAATAAGGTACTGCAAATACACTAATGACAACGACAAAGGTGTTGTTGAAGTTTGTTGGACTTGTATAGGTTCGGTTGACAACTTTCATGCACAAACAAGTGGAACAAGCGAGTTTACACCCGACCCAATTAGTGCTGATTATATAGCATACGAAAACTTGACCGAACAAACTGTTTTAGGATGGGTTAAGGCTGATAGCCAAGCAAGCGTAGAGGCTATTTTGCAAGAAAAATATAATGAGGCTATGACACCCGCAACACATTTAGTGGGCATACCTTGGCCATTAGAAGATGAACAATAAAATAAAACAACCATGCCACAGATAAGAACCGCAACAATCACCGCCGGACTAAATTATAGCGATACAATCGCCGTAATAGGTAAGAACATAGATTACGAAATCGGCTCTATAGTTATGAAGAGCGGACAATCTTATTCTAATACTACCTACACCTTTCAAGCTCAAATAGACGGAGTTTGGTACGATATTTTCGATACTTTCGGAATACAGTACACAGTAGCCAACACAGAAGGAAAGCACTCTCTACCGGCCGACGTTTTTAAAGACGTCAATTACGTAAGAGTTAAGGGCGCAACTAATGAGGCTTCGGATAGTGAGTTTATCTTTATGCTTATAGATATACTAAAGTAATGAATAATACCCTTTACTTGCCTAGCTATAATAGAGTTAAGGCTTTTCTAAATGTAGAAGAGCCGGCTTTTGGTTTTTCTCTTAGAGATTTAAAGGGAGATAATCCTATTTGTGTACGAGTTAGGAGAACCTCAGACAACAACCAACAAGACTTTAGGCCCTCAGAAATTACGGACGGCTCTCTTTATACCTGGGTAGGAGGAGACTACGACGGATTCGTTACTAGGTGGTATAATCAATTCGACGAGACTCAATATTACGAACAGACTACGACGTCGGTTCAACCTCAAATAGCTAGAGAAGCGGGCGGAGGAGCCTCAGCCGACGCCGTAACTAGCGACGGACAACCAGGTTCTCTACCTAGTATAGATTTTGGAGGATTTGGCTTTGTTACTAATGGTTATCTTACCGGGGGAGATTACGCGCCTCATCAAGACCTTTTAATAATAGCGGTAGTAGCTCCTCAGGCCGTAGACCCTAGCGTAGACGGATATATTTTTGATAACTTCACCTCTTCCGGTAGAGGGTTGTTACAAGATAACTTCGGTTCGGGGACATATACTTTTATAAACGATACTACTTCCACAACTCCGGACAGACTTAGAGTAGACGTTCCGGATACTAATTTAGTAACGATAACCGCTAGGATAAAATCCGACTTAGTAACTATAGCTAATAATGAGTTCGAAATATATCTAAACGGAGTATTAGGTAACTCCGATAATGGAAGGCTTTTAAGCTATCAGGCTAGAACCGGAGACACGGTTATCGGAGCAGGTACAAGCGCAGGTGGCGAGGCTTATAAAGGTTTAATATCCGAAATTTTGATTTATAGAGGTAATAACTTAGATTATTCGCAGAAAATTGTAGAGAAAAATATTTTATCCTACTATCGGGACGACCTCAACTTATAGACAATCAAATGAAAAGATTCTCCGAGGAGCTTTCGGAAAATGTTCACCTTTTCGAGTTTCATAACGTCAAGGCTACCGACGTCATTCCTACTTTATTTTGCTCAGATATACACCTAGACTCTATAGGTTGTAAAAGAGAAATCCTAAAAAAACATTTCGACGAGATAAAAGAGGCTAACGGGCTTATCTTTATTTTTGGGGACTTGTTGGATGTTATGGGTTCTTATGGGGACAGAAGGTTACAAAGAGAAGATATAGACCCTCTCTTTATTCAGCACGGGAGAACCTACTTAGACCTGGTAGCAGAGTTTACTATAAACTTTTTAAAGCCTTACGCGCAAAATATAGCGCTCATTTCTTACGGTAATCACGAGAAAACGATAAATAAGTTCCATAACCACGATATTCTACGCTCCATAGTATGGGCTTTAAACTTAGAGCAAGGTGTAGACATTAAATTAGGAGCTTATTCCGGGTGGGTTTTCCTTAGATTAAAAAACGGTCAGGCTTCGCAGATTCAAAAAATACATTACCACCACGGATTCGGAGGAAATGCTAAACGCTCTAAGGGTATGTTAGACGTTCAGATTGAGGCGATGAAATATCCGGACGCTAATATCTTGGTCCGGGGACATACCCACCAAAAATGGTACGACCCTAGTACGGCGCGAATGAGAGTAACCCCTAAGGGAAGAATCTATAAGGATAAAATTAAATATATTCAGTCCGGTAGTTATGTCGATGGTATCGGCGCGGGGAAATCGGGATGGCCCGTAGAGAAAAACTTTAACCCCACGGATATAGGCGGATGGTTCGTAGATTTTAAGCTAAAGAAATCAAACGCCGAACAGTACATAATAAGCCAGGTAATAGAAACACCCGTCGAAACGTTTTGAGCGAGCGCTTTTTATTAGTAAGCGATTTTAGGGTTTTCGTAGAAAATACGGACCAAGGTAAAGTATTCTCGGTCCACGAGGTTTACTATTATAACGACAAGCCTATAGATTACTGTCCTAGTCCTTACGCCTTAACCTCAGAAGATGACGAAGATTTAATAGCGGAGATTCAACTTATTCTAGAGGGATTCAGTCAGCCGTATTTATCGCACAAAAACTTCCCCGAAGAATATTAAAAAAAGCCGGCTAGGTCAGTAGCCGACTCTTCTATAACAAATACAAAAAAAACAAAATGCTAAAAAGGTAATCCGTCCTCTATCTCTTCTAGAGATAAAGACCCTACCTTATCCGGTAAGATAGCATTTTTTTCGTTACTATCCTCTTTATGACTTGCTTTAGAAGATAATAACTCTAAATATGTTACGTTTATTTCCGTCTTATAAAATTTTGCTCCGGAGCTTTCCCAAGTGCTATACTCTACGGAACCCTCTACTAATATTTTAGAGCCTTTAGAGACATACTTCTCGGCTACCTCGGCGGTTTTACCGAATAGTTTCAAATTATGCCACTCGGTCCTCTCTTCTCCGTTTATTTTTTTAGATGTCGCTAGAGAAAATTTTGCGATAGGTAGTCCCTGGCTAGTTTTAAAGATTTCCGGGTCCTTTCCTACGTTTCCTAATAAGATTACTCTATTCATTTTATGATATTATGGGTTATTATTGATATAATTTATTTAAAACTTTTCCGTAATGGTTAGGGCCTAATAGGCTACTATAATGAGGAGGCTTTTTAAAAGGCCAAAGAGACCGAAGTATTACCAGGGAATCTCTGTTAAGCTCTATTTTATAGGAGCTATGGACAACCCCGTTAATTATTTTCTTATCGTTTATTATGGGATAACCGTATTTAACTCTAAGGTCGCTCATTCTAGTTCCAACTTTATAACATTCGCTTTTACAAGCGCCGGCCGTATAGTCTCTAACGTCTCTAATAGAGACCCAACGTTTATTATTCTTTAATAAGTAGACAAGTATAGCGTTATTATGATTCATAGCTTAATGCTTTTTATTTTAGCGGTTTCTATCATTTTACTCTTATAATCGTTAGCTATAGACATAACCTCGACCTTATTAAGTTTATGTAAGGACCTAGATAATTTTGTTATAAATTCAGCCGTCCCTACGCCGAACTTAAGGTCTATTTCTTTTCCGTGTAAATATTGTTCTCCGGATTGGTACTTGTTACACTTTTGACATTGAGCGTTAGCGTTATGTTCGTGGTATCTAGTAGCGCTATACCTTCTAGATTGAAAATGACCACAATCCATATCTCTCCAATCTTTAACCGTATCGCACGTTATACACTTACATAAACCGTTACTATCTGCGTCCCTTAGTCTTATATATTTAGAGAAATAAATGTCGGCGGTAGTCTTTGCAGATGATAAGTTTTTACTTCTTTTTAAACCCACTTTCGACCCTTAAAAATTATTTCGATTCTTGTTGGAGATAGCTCTTTTATGCTGACATGAGCGTAGTTTTTTTTAGATAAGTTTTTAATTTTAAAAATTAACTTGTTTTTTTGAAATGACCTAAGAGTTATTTTCGGATAAGTCGTAACCGTACCGAGCCAGGCCTTAAACTCTAACTCATTAAAAGAGTCTCCGTCGAAAGCTCCGTTTTTATCCGGCGGAATTTGAGTATCAAGCATTATTTTAGTTTTTAATCTAGCCAAGACTCAGACCTTAAATCACTTATAGCCTCTCTTCTTTGCTTCCATTCTTTTTCAAATTTTTGACGTAAGTCGGCGTTTCTATAGTTATTCCAAAAATGATTAAAAATAAGCCCGCTAATTAATCCGAATAAGTAATTCATAATTTAACCTCTACTTTTTTGTTATGTATTTTAATTTTATAGCCCAGGTCAAAAAGAACCTCGGCGTCTTTTATAGATAAATCATTTAAGACTACTACCTCGTCTCCTTTAGAATATGCTTTAGAAATCTTATCCCTAACCTCGGCGCTTAGAGGTGTATGGTAGGAGATGCTATCGAACTCTATACATTTCATAAGAAAACTAAAGGGTATCAAGCCTCTAGTTATTGGGGTCGTCTATATAACTTTTTATCCATTTCACAATTAACCACCGAAGTGTCCGCCCGTCTTTCTTGGCCACCTCGATAAACTTTTCTTTCGTATTTTTGTCTATCTCTATTACTAATCTAGTTTTCATATTTATAAGTTTATTTCCCGGAAGATAAAAAAATATTTTTATTATTGTCAAATTATTTACTATTATTTGTCAACACATTAACAAAATACAAAAAAATGATTTACGAATTACTTAACAAATACGAGAACGGAGAAATAAAACCCTCTAGCGCTTACGTTCAGCTTAGAGCCTTTAGGAGTTCAATAGAAGAAGCTATTAAGCAAGTAGAAATAGGCCTAGTAGATGAGATTATTTCTATGGGAAAGGAGGACCTGGTATGTCAGGGCTATAAAATATCTCATTTGCCCGGGAGAATATCCTTAGACTATAAAGCGTCCGAGGTATATCAAGATTACGAGCAGAAACTAAATTTAGTTAAGGAAAAATTAAAACAAGCCACTAAATTAAAGTCCGATATAGTAGACCCGGAAACCGGAGAACTATACGAGCCTTTACCTACTAAGAACGGGAAAGGATTCATTAAAATGGAAAAAGTTAAATATTACGAGGAAACAAAATGAACGAATTACAAAAAAAAGTAACAGTATTATCGGCTAACCTAAAAGTCCCTAAAAGTAGATTTAATAGCTTTGGGAACTATAATTATAGAAGCCTGGAGGATATTTACGAAGCAGTAAAGCCTAAATTAGCTAAGTACGGTCTTATATTAACGCTAGAGGACGATATAATCGCAGTAGGCGACAGAATATACGTTAAGGCTACGGCAACTATTAGAGGCGAAGGAGACGAGATAAAAGTCTCAGCCTTTGCTAGAGAGGCTCAGGGTAAAAAGGGATTTGATGATAGTCAAGTTACCGGCACGGCGTCAAGTTACGCCCGTAAGTACGCTCTATCGGGTCTATTCTTGTTAGATGACACTAAAGACGCAGATACTGACGAGTTTACTAAGCAGACACAGAGTAAACCAGGCCCAGGCCTAAAAAAGACACCTAAAAAGGCAGACGACGACAAGCCGTGGCTAAACGAGCAGACTAAAGAGTGGGAGATGGCCGAGGAGTTTATTAGGTCCGGAGGAGACGTCTCTAAGTTATACGACTCTTATAAACTTAGTAAAATGTCTAGAGAGTATTTTATAAGTCTGTCTAATGAGGCTAATTAAAACAGTAAACGGACTTAACCCTTATACCGAGGAAGACGAGTTAGAATACCGTCGCCTTAGTATAGGGGATGTAGTCAAGGCTAAGACCCTAGATAAAAGAAACCTTAAACACCATAGGAAATTCTTTGCTCTTATAAGGGTCGTATTTGATAATATGCCGGAACAGTACGACAATTACTTCCCTACGTCGGACGACTTAAGATACGAGCTTATAAAGAGAGCCGGGTTCTTCCAGGAATACACAGATTTAAAAGGTAAGCAACAATACCGGCCCGATAGTATCTCTTTCGATAACATGAGCCAAAAAAGATTCGAGGAGCTTTATAACAGAGTCTTAGACGTAGTAGTAAAATGGTTTGACTTTGACCGGGATATTCTAGAAAATGAAATTTTACTTTTTGGAGAATAAATGAAAGGATGGATTAAATTACACCGTCGATTCCTGGAATGGGAATGGTACGACGACGCTAATACTTTAAGGCTTTTTTTACATTGCTTACTAAAGGCTAACCATAAAGATAAGAGCTATAGGGGGAATCTTATAAAACGCTCTACCTTTGTAACAAGTCTAGAGGTTTTAGCTTTTGAGCTAAATATGTCAGTACAGAATATTAGGACCTCATTAGGTAAACTAGAAAAGACCGGAGAAATCAACAGACAAAGCAACAGAGTAGGAACTCTCATAACTGTTTGTAATTACGACGCTTATCAAAGTGAAGAAACAGAAATTAACAAACCGTCTAACAAAGAAGCAACAGACGACCAACACACAGCTAACAAAGAGGTAACAACTACTAAGAATGAAAAGAATGTAAAGAATGAAAAGAATGACAAGAATCTATATACTTTCGAAAATTTTTGGGATGATTACGATAAAAAATACGAGAAGGTATCTTGTAAGAAAAAATTTAACGCTCTTCCTAAAAAAGATAAGCTACTTATTAAAGAATTTATCCCTATCTATAAATCCTCTTTAGAAAACATAAGATACTTATTAAAACCTCAAAAATTTCTAATTAGGCAATTATGGAAGGATGAATGGGAACAATACAAAAACAAAAACAAACAAAATGACACAAGTAATAACTTCTACCAGGAACTCGGACAACTCGAACAACTCCGAGAAATATAACGACAACCAAACAAGACAAGAGCTAATAGATAATCCTAACGCTCAGGCAGATAAAGAGCTTCTAACAAATGTCTATAGACTACACGAATATCTAGGAGCTTTAGGTCAGCTACCGGACAGTTCAGACTCAAAACAAAGAACGGCGCTTAGAGCTAATTACTTTAATGATTGGCTAAACTTCGTAATCTTAAAAAATAACCGTCTCCCTTTAGATATACCGGTCGGGTTTATCTTTGTCGAGTTTAGTAACGGATTAGTCTCCGGTAAATACGAAAGAAAGGGAAACAATATAGCAACGTTTGCCGAGGCTATGAGCAAAGCCGTAGACGATATTATTAGGTCCTGGAAGCTATATAACAAACCCAAAGCCTTACCACCAAAGAAAGGAACCAGGTTAGAGAATCTATCGGACGAGGATATTCTTAACCTTTGGGAGATTGTAAACAAGCTAGGAAGAGATAACTTAGGTAAAGGAGTACTCTTCTCAGGTACTAAGGCCGATTCTTACTTTAACAGATTAGACTCAGAATACGAGCGCCGTTTTGCCTCATAAGTTAAAATCACCTCACAATCCAGGAACGCCCGTTCCTATTTTAAAAAAAAATAAACTTTTTTTGTTGTAGGTATTGACATTGTATATACAAAGGGTTATCATTGTGTATCAACTATAACAAACGACAAAAAAATGAAAGCCTACAGAATAAAATACGTTGAAGCGGGATGCCCGACAGTAATTAAATACGAATACTTTACTTCACTAGAAAAAGCCCAAAATAGCATACAATATTTAGCGCCTACTGAAATGGGTATAGTGAAAATTTATAAAGTAACCGAGGGAATGCACAGACCAGTAGATGCAGAAGGGAATAGTTTAATGTGCAATTTTTGGTGGAAAATGGAAAACAAATGGCTTCCACGTTACATAGAAGAAATAACAATAAACTAAATTACAAAACCGGGAGGCCTTCGGGCCTATCAAAAAACTTTTAACAAAACACCTAAGACAATGACACGAGAAGAATTATTACACCTACTAGAATTAAACTTCGAAAAATGTTCCGCAAACGTTTACGCTGAATGGTTAGACGATAACGACAACCGCAAAGAGCCTACTACTTTTCGGGCTATGCTAAAACGCTTAGGGCTACAAGATTTAAGTAATAAACTTGTAGAGGCCGAATCTCTAGGGCTACTAACCTGGAACATAGACGACCGGGCGCTTAACGTTACAGTAAATAAGTAAATTATTTTTTACTTAGGTATTGACATTGTATATACAGACCCTTATTATTAAGTAATCACTTTAACAAAACACAAAAAAAATGACAAAAATAATAAGATTCGACAGACACCAAGTATTCACTAAAAGACAATTCGAGATAGTAAGATACGTTCTAGACGCTATAATCTTATCTGAATCCGAGGATAGATGGGACGCCGAGAATATGCTTTACGGATTATACGACGGTTACTTATACCCTAACTTAGTAAGCACCTTAGAGAAAGTAGAATTACACGAAATGTTAAAAGAGAAAGGCTACGAAAAAAGCGAGGTTATCGCTTTGGTTAAGGAGCTAGTTAGCTTTATAAAAAAAGCTCCTCGAAGAATAACAGTAGTAATCTAACAAAAACCGGGAGGCCTTAGGGTCTCCCATATTGGAGAACAAAATGAGACGAACAAAAGAACAACTAAAAACTAGGCTTTCCGAATTGGAAAAGGAATTAGATTCTGCTATAAAGGAACAGATACTTTTTAATGATTTAGTTTATAGAAGTATTGACATTCACAGACGTAATCTAATAGACACCGTTAATAATGCTTACAATAAAAAAATAGATAATATTAAAAGAAATATAGATTCTGTAAATAGGCAAATAGATAGAATAGTTACCGTAAAACGTGGTAACGCTACTTATACATTTTACCAATAAACAACAAAACAAAACAAAATGAAAAAGCAAGATATAAGAGACGAAATCAAAAGACTAGAACAAAGAAAACAAGATAGCGCCGACGATTACCACGACGGAAATATAGAGTACTTAAAAAGACGACTACCATTTGAAACAATGAGAGACGAGCTAGTAGGTAAATATATTAATCGTTGTCTTTGGACTGACGCTTACCCGGTCGGAAAGATTGTAGGCGTTAAAGGTAAGGACACGGTCTTTATTCAACCCGTAGTAGCCGGAGAGAATAAAAATAAAATGGATTTTATCCCTGGAGGATTCGGCGCTCATTGTACTAATAACAGAGAGCAAAGTTACGACTTCGAAGAGTCCGGAGAAGTATTTAAGGAGCGACTTACATTTACTAAGCTAGAGAAGTATTCTTGGTATATACACGACGCACCGACTAAGCACTACGACTATAACTTTTAATATCAAACGGGAGGCCTTCGGGCTTCCCATAATTTTAATAACATGGAAAAGACAACTATAATACTAGGAGAAGAAACGATTAAAAACTTTAAGTCTCACGCTAAAAACTTAAAAAAACTTATTAAGCGACTCGATAAAGTAGGCAACGCTAAGCAGGCTTCGTACTGCCAGGGCAGAATAGATATGATTAAGGACATACTAAAAGGAGCAGAGGCCGTAAAATGATTTTATTAAGAAGCATAAACCACGTATTAGATAAGTCGGATATGACAGTTTACCCGGCAGAATTAGACGGCTCTCCGGTCGTATCTATGGGCAAGGAATGGAGAGACCTAGAGGAGAAGCATTGGGAGAACATTTCCGGAGCCGACCAAAGACTTTTATTTTATTACGACGAGCTTAGAGAGTTAGAGGTAGACTTTAATATTAATAAGAGAAACCTTAAAACAAAATGGAGAATAAAATGATTTGGATGCAAATAAGAACCCTACACTTAGACGAGAGCGTTACGTATTGCGCCGATTGTTGGTTCGACAATAATAAAAATAAATTTACATACTACGCAGTAGCTCACGAAACTAAAGCGGGCTTCGTAAAAAGAATAGTAAACTCAATAAGACACGAATTTAAAATTAAGCCGGAGGTAATATGATAAAGGTTAAAGGAATACTAATACTCTCCTTTATGTTAGTTATCGCTTTAGAAGCTAATTCTATGGCTCATATACTAACTCAACTAGGTTTTATAGTAGCGATTTCTACTATTTACATACTTGTAGAAAAAAAGGAGGCTAGGATACGGCGCTTAAAATCTCCCGTATTTTTTCCGGGGAGTAAGAAATGAAAGACGTATCTTTAATTATAAGAATCGAGAGCGACCTAAAAGACGAGCTAACTAATAAAGCAAAGTCCCAGGGAAAGACAGTATCTCAGGCTATAAGGGAGTTAGTAATAGGTTACACTACCGCCAACGACCTAACCGACGAGATTGTAAACTTAATAACCGGAGCAATAGAACAGATAAACCAAAAAACGGAGGAGGCATGAGCTACTTTACATTATCGGAGTTTCTTAAGGATTCAGACGTAGGACGCCCGGAGGTCGGTGAAAGAAACATTATTCAGAAGGTAAATTTTTGGATAGACGAGCTTAATAAAGTTAGAAGCCTGGTAGGATTCCCAATTAAGATAACGGACTCGGTTAGATGGGGAGACGGAACCTCTCAACATTATTTTAACGGCCAGGGAGCTATAGACTGTAGGCCCTTAAATACTGTCAATAGAGAGAACTTCTATTTATTAGGCCTAGCTCTTTACGCGAACCCTAATATTAAAAGAATATGTTATTATCCGCCCGGAGAACTTTTCGCTTATGGAGGATTTCATATAGACGCGAAGAGCGTATTTAAAGAGTTCTATATTTCCGATAAGGATAGAGTTAAATGGGTTTCCTCTTCTATAAACGACTTAAGGGATGCAATAGGAAATCCTTAGAACTACTTTCTTTACTGCTACTAGACTTAATACCTCTACTATGACTATTACTATAAGACTTAGGTAAGGGTAAGCTATGGCTAATAAAATCTTATTTAACTTTTTTTCTAAAATGCGTATTTTATATAAAACATAATTTACCTTTTCAATATGGACCAGGAATTAAAACAAGTAAAATTTGACATTCATAAACTTGAGGCTATGATAGAAGTACTAGCGAAAAATGTGCAAGAAATAAAAGAAGCACTACTCGGGAACGAATTCGGCCAGGAAGGTCTAGTAAAGAAAGTAAACCAAAATGAGAAAAATATAGCCGACCTAGTTAAATTTAAACAAAAAATTATAGCTTGGGCTACCGGTGCGGGACTTGGTTCTAGCGCATTAGTAAATGCTATAGCGGAGTTAATGAAATGAAAAAGCTAAAAAACTTAAAGATATTAGAACTAATTAAGACCACGGCCTCAGGTAAAAACAAAGCCGGAGAAATATTACACGGCGCACTAGACGTTTTACCCCTACCTAATCAATTCCTAGGAAAAGCAGTAAAGGCCGTTCTTAATGGACAATGGAACGAAACAAAAAGCGAATTACTTGATGCGTTTACACTAAGAAACGTAGTCGCTATTATGCTTACCACCGCTTTTATTATGGGATGGGTCTCACCCGACCAATTAACAAACTTTACCGAAATGCTTAACGAGATTCTAGGCTCGTTACAATGAAAACCGGCCGACCTTTGAGGTATGAAACCTCGGAGGACTTAGAGAAAGCGATTAACAACTATTTCTCAGATAATCCGGAAAAGCCTACGATTACCGGACTAGCCTTAGAATTAGGATTTACTAGCCGACAAAGCCTTTACGATTACAAAGAAAGAGAAGAGTTTTCTTACACTATAAAAAAGGCAGTACTAAAAATCGAGTCTTTACACGAAGCTAACCTATTTAACGGCGCTTCTAGCGGTTCTATATTTTGGCTAAAAAATCGACAATGGACAGACAAGCAAGATTTTAACGTCTCCGGAGACTTACAACCTATTAGGTTTATAATAGAGGATGAGGGTAAACAGAAAAATAATAGAAAGCCTAACGACGGATAAGCCTATTGTAGTTCACCAGGGCGGAACCTCTTCGGGAAAGACTTACGGAATACTCCAATATTTATTTGGTATAGGGGTAGAGAGCGACCCCGAAGTAATAACAGTAATAGCCGAGGACGTACCTAATCTAAAGTCCGGCGCTTATCGAGATGCTAAAAACATTTGGGCAGATAATCCGGTTATTAGAGAATGGTGGCCCTCACTAAATGAGACCGATAGAATATTTAAAAGCATTACCGGCTCGGTTATAGAGTTTAAATCGTTCCAAGACGAGTTCGACGCTAGGTCCGGGAAGAGAGATAGAGCTTTTTTTAACGAGGCCAACTCTATTAAATACGGAATATTTGAGCAGATAAACCTAAGGACTACTAAACAAACGATTATAGACTTTAACCCTAGTTCTAGGTTTTGGGCGCACGAATATCTCGAGGGCCGGGAGGATGTTAATTGGGTTGTTACTACTTTTCGGGACAATAGGTTCCTAGCTCCTCAGATACGAGAGAAGATATTAAGCTATGAGCCAACCCAGGAGAATATAAAAAGAAAAACGGCTAACGATTACAGATGGGCCGTTTACGGAATGGGAGAAGTAGGAAGATTAGAAGGCCTTATATTCCCTAGATTTAAAACCTCTAGCAATTGGCCGGAGTATAAATGGAGAGTATTCGGAATGGACTTCGGGTTTACTAATGACCCTACGACACTAATAGAGGTAAGATACGCACACGGAGAGCTATATGTTAAGGAGCATATATACCGGAAGGGACTTACTAATCAAGATATTAGCCGTTTAATTAAAAGCCTGGAGATAACCGACAAGATAGTAGCAGATAGCGCCGAGCCTAAAAGTATCGAAGAACTCAAAAGAGAAGGGATTTACATAGCGCCGGCGCAAAAAGGTAAGGATTCTATCTTATACGGAATACAAAGAATAAACGATTACCAGGTAAACGTACACACCTCTAGCAAGAACTTAATAGAGGAGTTTTCTTCGTATATTTGGGCTAAAGACAGAAGCGGACTACCGACTAACAAACCGATAGACGATTTTAATCACGGTATAGACGCTATAAGATACGCTCTTACGGATAAATTACGTCGTAAGAAGCTAGAATTTAAAATAGTTTAAAGCATAATTCTCTTGAATAACGGTAGACTTGACCCTCTATCGTTCTCTTATTTATTAAATCCTAGAAATTTGTTAAATTCTAACAAAATATATTTTTATGAATTTTAGCGACTTAATCCCTTTCAGAAAGCAGAGAGCAGTAAACCGAGTTAATCGTCAGCTCTTCCGTTATCAATCCGGCGCGCCGATTGTCTTTTCCGACACCCAAGAAGGCTACGTTAATGAAGCATACGAGACGAATCCGGACGTCTATTCTGTTATTAACGGTATTACTCGTTCAGCCTCAGCAGTACCGCCAATCGTACACGAAGTAAAAGACGTAAAAAAGGCTCACCAATATAGGAGCCTTAAGTATTCTATGAGAACCGGAACTACACAAAAGAACATAGACCACGCCTTAGAATTAAAGGAGCAAGCATTTGAAGAGGTAGTAGATGAAAGAGACCCACTTTATAAGCTAATAAATCAGCCTAACCCTCTCCAGGGTTATCCCGAATGGTATGAGAATATGAAAGGCTTTCAGCTTATAACCGGGAACGGATATACTCACTTCGTAGAATTAGGCGACGGTAGTATCGGCGAGATGTGGGTTATGCCCTCTCAGTTTACCAATATAGTAGCAGACGCCTCTTACGAAACACTTATTAAGGCTTATATATTAAATATATACGGTTACTCAGGTCAGCAGTTAGAAGTCGAGTCCGTGATGCACTGGAAGTACTGGAATCCGGATTACGACGCCGTAGGTAATCACTTATACGGAATGTCGCCTCTTAAATCAGCACGTAACGCTATACGCCTCGGTAATGATGGAGATAACGCTTTGTCTAAGGCTTTCCGTAATGGAGGAGCTTCCGGAGTAGTATTCCCGGACGACCCGGATATAGAAAGATTAACAGAAGAGCAGAGAGCGCAGTTAGAACACTATCTCCGGTCTATGAATGGCCCGGATAATTATAAGTCTTGGTTAGTATCTAGCGCTAAACTAGGCTTCCAGGCTTTCGGTATTCCCCCGGTAGACTTAGAGATTCTAGAGGCCGGTAAAATGTCGCAGAGAGATATATGTAACGTTTATAACTATCCCTCCGAGCTATTGAATGACCCGGATAACAAGACTAACGCTAATAAAGAGCAGTCTAGAAAGCAGTTATACCTCGACAATGTTATCCCGTCGCTTGTAAGAGATTACTCGGAAATGAATCGGGCAATCGTTCCAAGATTTAAGGACAAACAGTACCATTTAGACTTCGATATTCAAAGCATAGACGCCCTAGGACAAGAGTTAGGAGATAAGGTCTCTTGGCTTAAGGATGCTTGGTGGCTTACGCTAGACGAGAAACGAGTAGAGATGGGTTATAAGCCTATCGGAGACGAGGCTATTTATACACCGGCCAACTTAATTCCTAACACGTCCTTTGAGGAACTTACGGAAGAAGAAGTTAAAAGACTGAAGGCCGAATATGCCAATACCGACACC